TAATGCTGCTCCCATTTGTGAAGCTGCTGCATCTCCTAATATTTCAACCATAACTGATCTAAGAGGAGCTAAACCTCTTCTGTGATTTCTAGGATCTATTCTCTCTCTAAGATGTATCATATCCTCTGGCATAATGTCTAAAGTGTTGCCTTTTTGTTTATATTGATACTTAGTTATTAACTGTTCATTATTACCTTTAACCTCAACCATTTCTGGTAGAAGTGGAACTAATTGAATTACTTGTCCTGCATCATTTTTTAGTTTTAATATAAAAGCATCTCCAGATACAGCTACAGAGGTAACAATATAGTTATTCATTAAGTTAGCTGACATATTTGGATTAGGATTAGCTAATAACTGACTTGCAGGATGGTCTTGTATTAATTCCAAGCCATCATCTGTTTTTAAATAAACTTCTAATGGAGGCTCACTAAATGCAGTCCCTAATACTGACAAACATGCTAATGCAGCACTATTGCCCTCTGGGCTCATTTGATTTACACCACTAAAAAAACCTACATCTGAATTAAATGGAAAGACTATCTGTGATGTTGGAAAATTATTATAAGTTTTTTGTTCTGTTGGTATTGATTGACTTCTAAAAAAGCCTCTAATGTTATCTGCTAAACCCAATTAAGTTACACTCCATGTTGTTTTTCTAACTATTCCATATCTAGCTGCATAAGCTAGTGCATCCACCATATCATCATGAGATCCAGAGGATGGAAAGCTAGTTAATTCTCTTTCAAATTCTACAAGCCATTTAGCATTTTTCAAAAACCAAATAGAGCCATTTTCTACACCTGCAGCAGCAGGAACAGCTCTAGCAGTTTTAGACTTGTCTGCCTTTAAGTTTTTTATTGGCAAACCCTGCCTCCTAGCCATCTGAATAATACCTAAACCAAAAGAAGCATCCTCAACTCCCAACCAAGACATGTTATATTTATTAATCATTGATTCTATCTTTGGGAGCAAATCAGGAGCTTCTAATCTGGCTCTGAATACATCCATTATTAATAGCTTACCATTAGGAGTAGTTCCAATAGCCATTATTACAGAATAATCAGCAGTTTCCTTAATACTAAGTGCTGTGTCCATAGTGCCAAAGATTGATAGTTCAGAATGCTTAACAACTTCATCTCCTAAGATATATTCTGGATCATCTCCATCAATAACATCATAATATTTAAACCATTCTCTTTTGAACATGTGTCCAACTTCAGTAAATTCTGCCAAGAATTCCTGAGCATAGACAAGTGATCCAAGTTCTTCTCTTGCTTGAAATAGCTCCTCTGGTCTTATATTAGGATTAGATTCAGTTGGATAATGATGAACTGCCCAATCATCTTTTCTTTTAGCATTCTCATAAAGTTCATAAAACCAATTCATTCCATTAGGAGTTGATATAAATAAGCCCTGTCCTAAACTATCTGAAAGAATAGGTCTAACTGTTTCCCAAGTTTCTTTAGATTGATAAGCAGCTTCATCAAATACAATTAAACTTAATCCACCTGCTCCTCTTAATCTCTCAGGCTTATCAGCAGACTTAATCTGTATAGATCCACCATTACTAAACTCAATTCTTTTCTCTACTTCTCTAATAGTTATATATTCCTCTGGAAACTGTCTAGCAAGTGATTTCATAGTTCTAAATGAATCCATAGCTTGAGGATATACAGGAAATATAACCCAAACCTTTTCTCCTAACATAGCTTTTTCAAAAGATGCAACAATACTAAGGCTTGTTTTACCCCATCTTCTACCTGCAACACAGACATTAAATCTAGTTTTTTTAAGAGCTTTTAATACTTCTATTTGCTTTTCATGTAAAGCAGGAGGTTTAGCTTGAATAACTTGAGGCATTACTCAGATCTATTTTCCCAATCCCAAGCCATTTGAATTGTTGGAGGCATAACTATATTGACATTATTGCTAGATAAACCTCTAGCTTCTCTCTCTAATTCTGATGCTGTTATAAAAAATCTAATTAAATCTCCTGCATCTAGCTCATCTAAGTTCATTCCCTGTAACTTTTGAGCTGCTTTAGCCTGTAAATTTCTAGCTACTCTAATTTGTCTTTCATTCATTTCCTCAATATCTTTAATAGCTAATTCTCTTTTAACTAAATCTAAATAATCAATATAAGCTAATATTCTCTCCTGCCAAAAGAACTTTCTAGCCCATTTCTCAATCTGTGTCTTACTTTTACCTAATTCTTGTCCAACTCCTCTATATGATCTATTTTCCATATCCCTATAGACAACAAATGCTTCAAATGCCTTAGCACTCTCTCCTGTTTGTCTTTCCCAGAGTTCTGGTATATCTAATGAATTAATATCTACCATTTTTGTCCTTATTAAACTGTATAATCATTATAAGTTATATATTGAAAGGAGTAGGCATTTTGACTACTTGCTGTGGTATATAACTTCTCAAAATGCAGTAAAAGGTTAGGTTTCATCCTGACCTTTTTCAATTAACTTTGCTTTTAACCCTGTTAAGTTTTCCCATCTCTCTATTATTACATCACAATAAGCAGGATCTAATTCAATTCCAATATAATTTCTTTTTAACTTTTCACAAGCAATCAACATTGAACCACTACCTGCAAATGGATCTAAAACAATACTATTAACTTTTGATGAATTTAATAATGCTCTTTCAGCTAAAATTATAGGCTTTTGTGTTGGATGTTTATATTCATTTTGATTATCTCTAGCAACATTCCATAAATCAGATTCAGTTGTTGAATCTAATGTGCCATAAAAACAACAGAATTCATGTTGTCTTCTATAACCTTTACCCATTCCAAAAACATTTTTTGCCCATACAATTAAAGATTTAGGTAGTCCAAGTGCTTTTATAACTAAATGATAAGTATTCCAATTAGTCCAAGCATATACACTAGTAGCATTACCAATTTTATAAAATTCTATAATTTTTGCATCATCAGCATCATCATCAATAATTTCATTAAATTTACCACTTCTACCTGCATAACCACCTAGACCATAAGGTGGATCAAGCCATAATAAATCAACATTATTTATACTTTTTGCTATTTCTAATGAATCACCACAATACAAATAATGATTACCTAGCTTATACATATCTCCTAGCTTTGTTTTAGGCTCTATTGGAACTTCTATCTCTTGTTCCTCCTCTGGCTCATCATCAAAGCCAATTAAATCAAATAAATCATCCTCACTAAATCCTGTTGAATCCATAAGCTCTGGAACACTAGAAACTTCACTTAATAGATCAGCTAATAAATCATCATCATAAGAGCCTAATTCTGCAGTTCTATTATCTGCTAATGCAAATGCTTTAGCTGTTAATTCATCATCATCTGTTATAACTACAGCAATTTTATCCCATCCAAGTTGCCTAGCAGCAGCAAGTTGATGATTACCTGCAATAACAACATAATCTTTAGTTGCTACTATAGGTTTTCTTTGACCAAATTGTTTATAAGATTTTGCAACAGCTTCTATATCTCCTTTTCTAGGATTACCCTCTAAAAAAGATAATTTATCTATATCTACTGTTAATGAAATTAAAGATGGATGGATATTATTCATATTAAGATTTTAACAGTTATTTAAGACTTATCTAAACAATCTGCACATAAAACTGAATCTAGATCATTCCAAAATGGCTTTAGGCATTCATCACAATCTCTTGATTCTATATAATTAGCCATTACTTTTTAACCTTAATATCATCAACTTCTAGCCAAACTTGTGCATCATTAGGATTTTCTTCTTTAATTAAGTTATATTTAAGCTTTGCATTACCAATTAGCTCTATATGTTTAGCATTAAGTAATTCTTTTTCTCCCTGTTCATTAGTTACTTCAAACACAGGCAAATCATAGTTTCCTTTATTTAGATTTAATCTTATGTTATTAGTATTAATTGCAATATATTTAGCCATTAATTACCACCAAGCTTTATTAAAACCTCTGTTAAAGCCATATTTAATTCTTTTTCTCTCATAGCAAGATCTACTACATTTTGTTCTAATTTATTTATTTGCACCATATAAACTGCTACTAAAGATTGAAGTTCATTAACTGTTTTAAATAACCAACTAACTAAAGCTAATATTCCTGCCTGAAGTAATTGGCTAGGATTTAATTTTATATTCATTTTTCTCCTACATTAAAATTGTTATTAATGTAGCAATAGATATACCTGCAATAATCCAACCATAAATCTCTTGTCTTGTTGGTCTTGTAGCTAAATCTTTTTGCATCTGATCTAGCTTTTCAAAAAGCTTTTCTATATCTAACATAATTTTGGCTGTCATCTCTTTTTGAGTATATCCATTGCCATTGCTGTCTGTCATAATATCAATTTAATGGAGAAACACAGAATAATGAAACTCTAACATTTTCTTTAGCTCCATCCTCTAAAATCCAAGCTGAAATAGCTTTTTTAGTAAAAAATTGGATTGTTCCATATCTCCAGAGAACTTTAT